CCCGGTGCCTGGACTGTTGTTGATAACTCCCAATGTAAAAGAAATACAAAACGTAAAGCCCAACGCCAAGTTGGTTGCAGAACTCAAACAGTTACTGAGAGAAAAAGGTCCGGCAATTGATCAATTGTTCAGCCCAATAGATCTTCGCAGTCATGGCATAACTGATCTACCAGCACTGTGCAAACGTTATATTAATTCAAGAATTACCACGAACTTTGACAATCTATTGCCTGGATTTGGCGACTGGTTAAAGGCCAATGTGACACCTAGAAAATTCAACAACATAGTAGAATACTTGCAAAGTCCAAGAAGCAACATTGACGGCATCAGTGCTGCTTTTACTGCATTTTTAGGCTTGCACGATCTCAAAAGCGATTTGTTACAACAACTAGATCGTCAACAACCAGGACAAGAAGGTTGGGTGTTAGCAACTCCTGCAGGCCGTGCAAAACTGGTCAATAGATTTGGATTTTCAGCTGGAAATCGTGCACTCAACAATCCTGAACTGATTGCCTAACCCTTGATTTTATCTCCAAAAGATAAATAAAAGTAAGGCGAGAGCCTACATATTAAGGAGATTTTCAAATGGCATATATTGTCCCAGTATCAGGTGGTGTACAACCAGTATTTGCAACAGACGTACTAAACGGTTCAGTTGCACAAGGCGCAAATCTTGCTAACGCAAGCGTAACCAATTTTCAAGGTCCTAAACTTGACTTTTTCTCATTGACTGCCAACAGTTCTTTGGGTGTAGCAGGTGCAGGAAATGCTTATGGCTACGTGTCTAACGTGTTGCAAGCTATTCAGCAAACATCTACAGTTGCTATGTATCAAGTTAGTCCTGGTAATCCACAAGTGTTGAACATTGCATTGTTCCCCACAGGAGCATACACCACAACAACTTTGGTTGCTGCAGCTCAGCAAGCCAATGCAACAGGTGGATTAAATATCGGTATTTCAACTGGTAACGTTTCTGCTACAGCATCATTCACAACTCAGTAATAACTAACTGATTTAAAACAACCCCAGAATAAAACCTGGGGTTTTTTGTTGACGTTAAATACACATATTATGATGGTCAACAAAATCACTGAAGCAGTTATATACGAATCACCAGATGGTGGCGAAACAGTCTATGTCAGAGAGCATGGTTCCACTCAACGACAGTTGCATAGTCAAAGTCCTAGAGCCATAGACATACAAGAACAATTAAAAGAAGATCAGCTCTGGGGACAAATACGCAGAGCTGCTAAAACAAATCTTGCTTTACAAGATGCACTAGAACAAGCAAAAGTTATCTATCAGCTCAGTAAAAGTTGATCGCAATTTCAATGCGATTTATCTGTAGAACACTTTTTGATATCACTGCCACTGGTGTCACAGGACATGCAAAATCAGCGCGAATGCCTTTCCAGGATCGCACAGGATCCTGGATCACTGACACTGTGGCATGGAATCGTGCAAGAAATCAACAGAGAAATTGGGAAACAATCACACAGATTCTGTCCATGCGTACACAGTTGTTTGATTTGACAGATCCTGTGCGTGTTGATCAGTCATGGCAATTTGAGTTTGCCGCCGAAACTGAAGGCGTGTTTGGAGACCAGCTGGATCCTACTCGGGTACTAAGGTCTGATTCTGAAGGCGTACCAATGATTTTGTATCTAGACAATCAAAGAGATTTACCGTCAATCATTATAACTTCAGGGCCAGAGCAAAACATTTGGTTTGACACTATATCCATAAATAATTGATCTGAGAAAAATATTATGCTAGAAACCACCGACATCGAAAAGAAAAGTTTGGAAGCGCACGTAGAACTTTGTGCCGAGCGTTACAATGCTTTGGATACAAAACTAACGGTATTAGAAGACAAGCTTTCTGGTCTCAAAACCATGATAGTTGAAGTGCATGCACTGGTTGAAAAAATGGCTGATAAACGCACAGATCAGCTGATAGGGTGGGGCATAGGCGTAATTGGATTTCTTACTGCCACTGTAGGCTATCTGCTAACACATTATGTTTTTAAATGATAAAAGATCAAGATTTTGAACGTATTATTCTAAAAGAATTTCACGCACTAGAAAACAATATTCTATGGCAAAATGACAACGGAGACTATGAACTGTTTGGTAGATATCAAATAAGATATATGCAACCAGGATACACGGTGTATTGCGGAGAGCAATGCATGGGAGAATTTTCTACCACTCGCAATGCAGTCAGTTGGTGCATAGCAGATAAATTTGGCAATTACAATCTGGCTCGTGAATTACAGGCCATAGACCGCAAACTAGAGCTATTAAAAAACGATATTTTTGTGAGATCCGCAGTTGCTGATCATAGCAAACGAGCCCAATTTCGCGAAGATATTGGTACCAAATTAGAAACCAAGATCATATACAAAAAAGCCCTGGAAATAGAACTTACCAAATGTGTTAATTGGGCTAAATATAGACAACAACGAGGATTCTTAAATGAAACTGCAAGAACTGGCCGTGCCACAACAAACAAAGCAAGTCGCTAAAGTAATGGAAAGTTATTTTGGCGGCCAAGTTGGTTTTGACCAACTAACACGCTCTCAAGCTCGTCACATGCTGGGTCGGGTGAGATCATTAATAACGGAACACCGTCGTCAACCTGAATTTCATCACAGTGAACGCAATCCAGCCTATTTAAAATTGGTCATGATGGAACAGGGCTTGAAAAGCAAACTGAGTGAAACGCCCACGGTATCTATGGGGTCTACTGCGGGAGCAAACCAAAATCAGGCGCAGTCAGCGTCTGGCATGCCTCCAGTGAATCCCACAGTGGCCAACGCTCAGGCTGCCGCTGCTGCTAAAAAGATTGCATCAATCAAAGATCCCAAACAACAGGCTGCAATGAAAAAAGCAGCCGCAGGACAAAATCTAAATCCAGACGAACAACAAATGGTAGCTTCTGTGGCTATGATGCCGCAACAAACTATGGAAAATCGTTTGCGTCGTAATTTGTATCGTACACTGCGTGAAAGCGAAATTCAACAAGCTCAGGTTGTGTTGGCCAGTCAAGACATGGTTGACCAAGTGCAAAAAATGAGCGAAGAAATCAGCAGCATGCAATTCAAAGATTTGCCTGCACTGGTACAACAGATCAAAGATCAAGTTGGTGTTGATCAAGCCATGCAATTCAACACAGATGCTACTGCGGCCTTGGCTGGATTGCTACAAAATTTGCAAGGCGCCAAACAACAACTAGAACAAGCGTTGGGAGTGGTTACTGGACAAGCTCCAATGGTACCTGGCCAAGCCGGTATGGATGCTGGTATAGGCGGTGAAGCACCACCTCCAGAAATGAATCCTGCTGACGAATTGCCTGATATTGATGACATGGAGCCTACTGCACGTCCAGCTGCAGCTGCACTAGGTCGTGGTCGTAGATAATGAAAATCTTTGAGGTTGAAGAAAATCCTGCTGCCGCTAATGCAAAAAAACTAGCGGCCATTAGTATGTTTTTGAGCGGGCGTGCTGGTGATGAATCCGCCAAAAAAGAAATCAGCCAAGACGCATTTATTGACATAGCCAAAAGTATGGGAGTTAATGTTACTGCACAGAACTTGGGAGATTTAATTAATCAAGAGCCGCTGAGTAATATTTTGGAACCATTGGATCCAAATTCTGGTGTGGTTAGATTTGTAGGCAACGAAGATCCGGCTACTGCTGACATGTCCGTGAACCAAGCCCAAGACATAGTAGATCAAAATGCCAAAAAAGCCATGCGCCGAGGCATGAAATAACTCAAATAACTTGACATTTTTTTCTAAAGGCAGTATACTAAATACTTGCCTAAGGCGTTATATTATTATAACCAAGGAGAATGTCATGAAAAAATTACTATTAGCATTGAGTTTATTAGCTGTTATAGGTTCAGCATCAGCACATGGTCCGTATCGTGCATTTGGTTGGCACGGTGGATATTATCATGGCGGCTACGGATGCGGTGGATGTTGGGTAGCCCCTGCGTTAATCGGCGGGGTAGTTGGTTACGAGTTAGCCCGTCCTGAAACAGTTGTAGTTGAACAACAACCTAGTATTGTTGTACAACAATCACAATCTGTAGTACAGGCACCTCCTGTAGGATACCACTGGCAACAAATGATTGACCCACAAACTGGTATTACTAAAGTAGTGGCGGTACCTAACTAATGAAAACTAAAAAATTAATCTTAAAACTCAATCGTGCTGAAATGCAGCACAAGCTTGATAAAGCAAAAAAATTCTGGTTTAAACTTCTTAAAAAAAGTTTCAAACACAAACACACAGAAGTGGTACAATAAATGGCATATTCAGCTCAATTGATTGACCACTATGAGAACCCACGCAATGTGGGTTCTTTCTCTAAGGACGATGCAGACGTAGGAACAGGCATGGTAGGTGCACCTGCATGTGGTGATGTAATGAAGCTTCAGATCAAAGTCAAAGACGGAGTAATAACAGATGCCAGATTCAAAACATACGGGTGTGGTTCCGCCATTGCTAGCTCAAGTCTCGTCACAGAGTGGGTTAAAGGTCGAACACTTGAAGAAGCAAGAACCATATCAAATAGCCAAATTGCTCAAGAGCTTGCTCTCCCTCCAGTCAAAATCCACTGTTCCATCCTTGCCGAAGACGCTATCAAAGCCGCAGTAGAAGACTATCGTAAAAAACACACGGTACAATGATAACAATAACTGAGCGAGCTGCCAACAAAGTAAAACAAGTTATACAACGTCGAGGGCATGGCGAAGGTATTCGTCTAGGCGTTCGTACAACCGGATGTAGCGGCATGGCTTATGTGCTAGAATATGTTGACTGTCCAACTCCTGAAGACCAATGCATAGAATGTCAAGGTTGCAGACTATTTGTAGATCCCAAAAGCAGTGTTTACCTAAATGGATTGACTGTGGATTACGTCCGGCAAGGCCTTAACGAAGGTTTTGAATTTAATAACCCCAACGAACGTGACCGTTGCGGTTGCGGAGAAAGCTTTAGAGTTTAATTTGTATAAACAAAAATTTGAATATCACTCACTGTCAAGAGAATCAGTAGATGGCAAGCGATTATATGCTACTCCCGACGGGAAACGAGTCCCTAGTGTTACTACTGTATTAGACAAAACAAAACCAGAAGAAAAGAAACAAGCTCTCAATGAGTGGCGCCGGCGTATAGGTGTGGATCGTGCACAGGCCATCACAACAGAAGCTGCTAATCGTGGCACACGTATGCATACATATCTTGAACGCTATATCAAAGACGGTGCTATGCCTGATCGTGGATCAAATCCTTACGGATGGGATAGTCACAAAATGGCACAGTGTGTGATTGATCAAGGATTGTGTAATGTCAGTGAAATATGGGGAGTAGAAATACCTCTTTATTTTCCTAGTTTGTATGCAGGAACCACAGATGGTGTGGGCATACACTTAGGTGAAGAAAGCATACTAGATTACAAACAAACCAACCGGCCTAAAAAGCAAGAGTGGATTGAAGATTATTATCTACAACTAACAGCATATGCACTAGCACACAACGAAGTGTATGGTACTAACATACGCAAAGGCGTAGTATTAATGTGTGTAAAACCAGGTGACAACGGAATTCCTGTGTATCAAGAATTTGTATTGGAATCTAAAGATTTTGACTACTGGTCTGACCAGTGGTGGCGCCGTTTAGAACTATACTATTTGTCCAACTAAATACACAATAGATTCAAGGACAAAACCGTGGCCATTGTACAGATTAGTCAAATAACCAACCGTTTAGGTTTACAACAAGATTTGCCCCAGTTGGCAGGTGCAGAATTTGGCTGGAGCACTGATACTAGGCAGCTTTACATTGGCAATGGCACGCTGGAACAAGGTGCGCCTGTAATAGGTAATACTGAAATTCTTACCGAATTCAGTGATATTCTAGCGCTCAATAGCAGTTACACCTATAAAGGCGCTGCTGCAGGTTATGTGGTTCAAACAGGTCCTACAGCAGGAACACCAGTTACGCAAAGCCTACAAAGTTGGTTGGATCAATTTGCATCAGTCAAAGATTTCGGAGCAGTAGGCGATGGTGTCACCGACGATACTGCGGCTATTAATCGTGCACTGTATCAATTGTACTGTAGAGAAGTTAACCCTCAAATCAGACGAGGGTTGTTCTTTCCAGCAGGAGTATATCGTGTCACGAATACCATCAATATACCTCCTTATGCCACACTGTACGGCGAGGGTATTCAAGGCAGTGTCGTACTCATGGATGCTGCTACCGGTCAACTAGTGGCACAAACTGCTGACAGTTTGCAACAAACAGGCGCTAACATTGCCAGCAATGGTGCTATCCCGCCAGAATACATAACTATTTCCAACATGGGATTTCACTCGCAGGACACCGCAACCTCGGTCTTCATGATACAAGATGCCACCAATTGCCGTTTTGAAAATGTTAGTTTTGCTGGCCCAAGAACTCAAAGTAATTTGACCACTGATGCTCCCGCTACCAGTTGCATACAATTTGCCAGTACAGTCACACTGATTTCAGAACAGATTGTGTTTGATGGATGTATATTTTCTGGCACAATCTGGGGAATCAATACTGATCAGCAGATACAAGGCGTTACAGTTGTGAATAGCAAATTTGATACCTTGTACAAGGGTATACTATTAGGAACAAATGCACCTCCTGTGAGTGGCAGTCCGACCGGTGTAAAGATACACAATAACGTATTTGATAATATCTATGCAGAAAGCATTGTTTTTGGCTCTTATGCAACACTATGTGCTACTGGATACAATATTTTTTATGATGTAGGCGATCATTTCCAAGGAACTATAAATCCTTATACAGTAATCATTGACATACAAAATGCCAACAATGTGTCTATAGGTGACATGTTTGAACGTAGTGATGCTTATTCTACAACATTTGTCAGAATAAATCTAAACAACACTGCTAGTATTGCTATGACCAATGGTGCACAATTGGCCCTGGGTACATACGTAATTGAGACTGGTCAAACCATTGAAATAATTAATAATTCCACAGTGACTATTTTTACCATCAACACTGATGTAACTCGTGCCTTTAGTGTGAACTATACTATCTTGAGAGGCAATAGTTATCGTACAGGCACCATGATGGTGGCTACCAACAGTGGTCCGGCAGATTTGACCTACACTGAAGATTTTGTGGAAAATACAGGACATTATCAAGGTATCAGCACACAAGGATCACCTGGCACCGGAGTAACACTTGCGGTTTTACAAACTGCCAATACCACTGCAGCCACATTACAATATACTGCCAGCAATGCTGGTATCAATGGTACAATGACCTATTCTATCAATCATCTTGCCTGATGTGGCCAAGTGAATTTGCAGACAGGCTTGACGCTTGGTACCAACTAAGAACTCATGCCCAACAATTACCACCAAGCTCTGCGCTGATAACCATTAACGACTGGTGGTTATCTACACCTTGGCATGCATATCATTTGCATTGGGACGATGTCGAAGATTGGCCAGATCCTTGGACTCTTTTGAGCGACAACGTCTATTGTGATGTTGCAAGAGGGCTTGGAATCCTGTATACTATAACTTTGCTAGACCGTGAAGATTTAGCCTGTGCAAGCTTGGTTTTGACCGAGGAAGGTTATAATTTAGTCCTGTTGGATCAAACAAAATATATATTGAATTGGGAAAAGAATACTATCGTAAATACCAACCAAGAGGTTAAAGTTAAAAGACAGTTAACTCAAAAACAGATACAGGCCCAGTATCTATAACAACAACATGAGAGTAAGATGACACAAATATCCGTAGTTAAGAGAAGCGGCCAAAGAGAGCCATTGATGATTGAAAAATGGCAGGCACAGGTAGCCAAAATATGCAAAGGTACAGCAGATGTTAGTCAGAGCATGATTGAAATCAAAGCACAGTTGCATTTTTATGATGGAATCAAAACTGAAGAAATTGATGGTATAACACTCAGAGCCATTGTGGATCTAATAGATGTAGAAACCAATCCAGATGTAGGACACACCAACTATCAATATGTAGCAGGTAAACAAAGATTATCAATGTTACGCAAAGATGTGTATGGCACTTACGATCCTCCGCATCTTTATGAAATAGTAAAAAAGAATGTAGCAACAGGATTGTATACTGCAGAATTGTTAGAATGGTACACAGAAGACGACTGGAATCGCATGAACGACATGATTGATCATGACAAAGATGAATCGTACTCGTATGCCGCTATTGAACAAATGATTGAAAAATATCTAGTAAGAAATCGTGCAACAAAGGAAATATATGAGACTCCGCAGGTTAGATACATGGTGGCAGCTGCTACTGTATTCCATAAAGAAGAACCCAACACCGCAAGAATGCGCTATATCAAAGAATACTACCAGGCAGCGTCGGACGGACTCTTCACTTTGGCCACTCCTGTGCTTGCTGGCCTTGGTACTCCTACTAAGCAGTTTAGTAGTTGCGTCCTTATTCGATCCGACGATGATCTTGATTCCATCTTTGCCAGCGGTGAGATGATGGCCAAGTATGCCAGCAAACGTGCCGGCATTGGATTGGAAATTGGTCGACTGCGCCCATTAGGTAGTCCTATACGTGGCGGAGAGATCATGCACACAGGTATGATTCCATTTTTAAAAAAATGGTTTGGAGATTTGAGAAGTTGCAGTCAAGGAGGTATTCGCAATGCAAGTGCTACAGTATTTTATCCCATTTGGCATCTTCAGTTTGATGACCTTATTGTTCTTAAAAACAATCAAGGCACAGAAGAAACAAGAGTTAGATTCATGGACTACGGAGTTGTCCTTAGCGCATTCTTTTGGAGACGCTTTAAGAACAAAGAAAATATCACATTCTTTGACCCGAATGAAGTACCCGACCTATATGAAGCCTTTTATCGTAACACAGAGAAATTTGAAGAACTGTATGTGAAATATGAAAACACTCCGGGTCTTCGTACCAAGATCATGAGTGCAGACGATGTGTTTCGAGGAGGCATATTAAAAGAGCGCACTGATACAGGGCGTATCTACTTGGTGTTCATTGATAATGTTCAGAATCAAGGCCCGTTTGATCCTGAGTATCATACCATTTACCAGAGTAACCTTTGCTGTGAAATTCTTTTACCTACTAAATCCTTTAAACGTCTGGATGATGTGTCTGGTCGTATTGCTTTGTGCACCTTGGGTTCAATCAACTGGGGGGCGTTCCGCAACCCAGAAGATATGCGCCGTGCTTGTCGCATACTGCATCGTAGTCTCAATAACATACTCGATTATCAGGATTTTCTTTCTGTTCAATCCCGTCGTTCAAACGACGAAATTAGACCACTGGGAATTGGAATTACCAATCTTGCTTACTGGCATGCCAAACGAGGATTTCGATATGGAGAGAAGGATGCACTACAAGATGTTAAAACCTGGATGGAACATCAGGCCTACTATCTGACAGAGGCCAGCGTAGAATTGGCCCAGGAACGTGGGCGTTGTGAGCACAGTGATCATACCTGGTACGGTAAAGGAGTGTTTCCTTGGGAACGCCGAGCCAAAGGTGTCAATGAACTAGCAGACTTTACACCAGAATTAAACTGGGAAGGATTACGTGGAGCCATGCGAGGCTATGGCGTACGCAATGCCACACAGATGGCCATTGCACCAGTAGAAAGTTCCAGTGTGGTAATCAACTCAACCAATGGCATTGAAATGCCCATGAGTCTTATTTCAGTCAAAGAATCAAAGGCTGGTAGTTTAACTCAGGTAGTTCCAGAGTATCACAAACTCAAAAATAAGTATCAATTGATGTGGGAACAAAAAGATTGTGATGGTTATTTGAAAACTGCAGCGGTGCTGGCCGCCTATGTAGACCAAAGTATCAGTACCAATACATTCTATAATCCTGCACATTTTGAAGGACGCAAAGTTCCGACCACCTTGATTGCCAAGAACCTCATGCAAGCACATGCCTGGGGATTAAAAACTTTTTACTACAGTCTGATCAACAAGCAAGGATCAAAATCAGTCGAAGAAGATACACCTTTGGAA